TAGATGCCGTTGCCTGCTATGAAATGCTCCGATGTTAATTCACCTGTGCTAGGTTTGTACAGATATTTGGCGTTGCTGGTATAGATGGTCGACAGCGAGCCAGACGTAGCTGCAGCGAAGGTCGGATAGACGTTCGTTGACGTGCTGGTGTCGTTCGTAATCGTTGCGCCCGAGCCGGTCGCGACCGCCCAAACCGCTGTCGTGCCATTCGAGGTCAGCACGTAATTGTTGGCGCCAATCGGCAAGCGGGTAGAGCTATTCGCCCCGTTGCCGATGATCAAGTCGCCTGTGCTGGTGACCGGCGACAAGGCATTAAATGCCGCGCTCGCGGTTGTCTGGCCAGTACCGCCGTTAGCGATCGGCAGCGTGCCAGTTACCTGCGTAGTTAGGTCAACCCCAGTTAGGGTGCCACCGAGTGTCAGACTACCGCTGGACGTCACCGTGCCGGATAGGCTAATTCCATTGACCGTACCGGTGCCAGACACGCTTGTGACCGTACCGACGTACTGGTCGTTCGACGTGATGGTGAAGTTAGGGTACGTGCCCGAGATGCTGGTCGTGCCAGCGCCGGTCAACGACACCACCTGGTCAGGCGCAGTATTGGTCAGCGTGAAGCTGGGGTACGTGCCGGTGACGCTCATGCCCGTGCCAGCCGTCAGCGAGACGACTTGATCTGGCGCGGTGTTGGTAATGGTAAAGCTCGGGTACGTGCCGGACGTGCTGATGCCTGTGCCGCCGGTCAGCGACACTACCTGATCAGGTGCCGAATTATTGATCGTAACGGCGGCTGAGCCGTCGTACGTCGTGCCGACGCTGTACGAAATGCCGGTGCCTGCCGTTAAGGCGTTGGCTACGCTGCCCGCTTGGCCGGTAATGTTGCCCGTTACTTTGCTACCTGCAATCGACGTTATCCACGTTGGGTCGGCGTAACTGCCGGTGGTGTAGACGCCGTTAGTCACGGTGCCTGAGTTGCCTAAAATATCAATATTCCAAGTGCCGGTCGCACCTGACCCCGTTGTGCTGGGCACGTCTAAATTAGTACGCGCGCCAGAGGCTGTAGTAGCGCCTGTGCCGCCGTTATCGACATCTAAGGTGCCAGCTAGGGTAATCGTGCCGGAGGTGGTCACCGGCCCGCCAGAGGTCGTTAACCCCGTCGTGCCGCCTGACACATTAACCGACGTGACTGTGCCGGTACCGCCGCCACCGCCTTGGTTGGCCTTGTTGAGTAAGTTTAGGAAAAACCGATACCAATCCCGCGACACCATCCCTGTCCGATCATCGGTGATCGGCGACTGGTTCTTGGGTATCTGCGGCTCGTTATCTGCGTTAGGCATTGGTGCCGGACAAAGCGAGTTCGGCACCCATAATGGCGATCTTGACGGGGTCGGTGCCAGACACCTCGTAGACGCGGTCGCGCAACTTGTTAGTCATGCCTAGCCGCCGCCAGAAGGCACGGAAGCCATACTCACCCATCTTGCCGATACCAGCCCAATGTTCGTTTGACCAGGTGTGACCGCCATCATCCGACCAGCGCAACATGACCTGCGGATCCGATCCTTGGCCGGTGACCAGCCCAACGCCTGACTCGCAGTCGAGCTGCAGCGCGTGCTGGGCGGTACGCTTTAGGTTGTTCTGCCCTTGCGGCAGCGCCCGCCATGACCGCAGCCACTTCTGGGGCAGCGTGTCGTCAGCAAACACGTCAAGGTCGTACGCGTAAATTTTGCCCGTCTGGAAGTCCCCGACCACTACCTCGTTATTGAAGAATGTCTGGCAGTTGGCACGATGGCGGATAAACTCGCCGTTGGCAAAGCCAGCGCGCTCATGCCATGCGGCGGTAGCTACATCAAACACCCATGTTTTTTGGGCAGTCGGAAAGCTCAGCACGTAAAAAGCATGGCCATCTTGCTGGTAGGTAAAAGCAATTGCGTCTGAAATGGTGCCGTAGCTCTGGATAGCGTACTCAACCGCATGGGTCGAGATGCGCTGGCCGGTGTAGCCGTTGGCACGAAACACCACGCCTTGGCCACGGGCGTCAGACCCTAACCAGAACAGCGAGTTGTCCATCTTGGCAACCGAGAAGGTCGCCGCGCAGCCAATCTCATTGACCGCACCTTGGATACGAGCCAGCGGGAACGGCGTGTCGCCTGCGTTGTACCAGACCTCAACCGACTGAGTGCCGAACAGCCATACCTCGCGGTGGTCGACAAACAGCGACACCAAGTTGTCGGGCATACCTTCAGCACTAGCGAACGACAGCGGGTCAATCTGGGTGCCGTCAAGCAGCTCAGACGTCCAGAACTTCTGCGAGTTAGGCTCTTGGAAGATAAAGTAGCCATCCAGATAGCCGACAGTCACCGCGCCGGGAAAGTCCACGTCAGTGATCTCGGCATATTCCTCAGTAGCTGCGTCGTAGATGTAACCGTCAGGGTTAGCCGCAATGAAGAGCTGCGTGCCGTTGTCGACCATCGACACTGGCCCCGTGCCGCTGACATTGCCTAGCGGAACGGCTGCCCAGTTGCTGTCAACACGGTAGAACTTGGTGCCAGAGACGGCGTACATGTAATTGCCGTACGACCACAAGCCACGGATAGGGCCGGTGCCCACCACACCCAGCCTACGCAAGCCTGGGGCACGGTTTAAGAACGCAGGCTCTTTGCCGTCAGGCGCAGGCACCGTCTCGGGAAACAAGTTGATCATCCGCGCGTCCGCAGCGTTAAGGCTGCGAGCCACGTAGGCTTGACCGAGGATCGGCGTCTTCATGTCGTCCCTAACTTACGGAAGCCTTTGCCTGTAGACCATAGCCAATCGCCTAAACGGGCGGCTAACTGAGGAGGAAAAAACTTGTCGTGCGCAGGCGAATACATGCGCTTAGTGCGCACGTTAATTTCAACCCAACGAGAACGAAAAGTAAACTCCATCAATAATTGCCTGCAAAAATATTGAACCGCTGGCGAGTAGCGACCAGCGAGTAAGGCATCGACATCACGTCGTCTGGGTTGTTGATGCGCTTCAGATTACGCTTAGACGTCATCGCAATCCGAGTGACCTGCGGCATAGGCTCTACGCCAAATTCGTTGGCAATTTCCATCGCTAGGTTGTACTTGAACGCACGCAGGTAGCCCGGCGGGAACGACAGCGCGGTGTTAAGCGTTGCCGGTTTGGTTAGCTGCTGCACCGACACGAAATGCCACTCCAGCACACGCGTTGGCTTGGGGTAGATTGTCATGGTGATGTCTGGGAACGTGTTGTTCACAAACATGACCTGCGGGTAGGTGCTGGTGACCGTCTTGACCGCAATGCCGTTGTACTGCTGCTGGTTGATCAGCTTGATGCCGTAAGACACGTTGGTCTGCGGATCACGGAAGTACGTCGCATCGTCAATCAGAATAGGGCGATTGCCGACAAAATTGCCGGTTGGGCCAAGGGTGCGGGTAATTTCATCAGGCGGCCAGTTGAACACCTGATCTTCAGTACAAAACACAGCCAGACGCTCGGTATTCCACGAATCAATCATCTGATTCATGGCGTTTAGCGCATCTTGAGCGGCCTGCGGTGAGGGCTCCTCACCTTCGGCCAGTTGGCCAATCAGCCGAAGCGCTGCCTTAATCTGGTCGAAGGCGGTTGCCATTCAAGCTCCTTATTCTGCCGCTGCTACCTCTACAGGTGGGCGGCTACGACGACGTTTGACATCCAGCGCGTTAGCTGGCGCCGCTACTTCGGGAGCCGAAGGCGTGTCGGGATTATAGCGTTCCCAGCCGTTTTGTTCATCAAATTCAGCCTCCATTTCCATGCTGGCGATTTTGAAGCCGTGAACGGGGTGCTGTAGATAAATAATAGGCATAGGGTAGACGGGGCCGAAGCCCCGTGGTTTTACAGTACGTGGATTACCGCAAAGTTGATTACAACGGCTTCCGACAACGAACCGCCCGAAAGATTGCGCAAGGTGATTGTGCAGCTTCCAGTAGATTTGCCGGAAATCCAGCAGTTGTACGCGCCAGCCGTAGCACCAGAAGAAACGCTCAAAACTACGACATCTTTGGCGCTAATAGTGCTGTTAGTCAACGTAAACGACACGTTCGTAGCGTTAGCTAGTGCAGCATCGTTCATAGTGATTTGACCAGCAGACTTGTTCAAAGTTACGCCGGTCGACTTGCTTGTGGCTTGAGTTACTGCACCTTGCGCGGCAGCAGAATAGCCGATTTCGGATGTAGCGTAGACAGTAGTGCCAACAATAGTTGAGGGCGTAGTTGCACCAATCGTGCCGCCGTCAATGTCTTGGTCGCTGTACGCAACGCCAATTGATTTGGTATTGCCCATTTTTTAATCCTTTAAAAACGGGGGCCGAAGCCCCCAGAGTTTTTAGCCGATGCGATACAGAGTCCAAGTACCCACGCCGCTCTTACGAGCACGGAAGATTTGGGCTGTGCCTGCAGTCGCAACAACAGTCATCAAACCTACGAGCGTCCAACCGGTGTTGGTCACCAGTGTGATAACGCCCGAGCTAGAACCGTCGACGTTGACAACAGAAAAGTCAAACGAAACGCCTGGCTTATCGGAGTTAGGCAGTGCAGCCTCGAGAGCAGCTACGGTTGGCAGCGTGTAGCTGGCAGCCGATGTGCCGGGGCTACCCAGCAGAATGCCGTTCAGAATCTGATCTGCAGTCAGTGTTGCGGTTGCA